TAAGATGAGAATAAACTTTTTTGGAAAATATTTTTTTTCTTGTCTTCCATTGTTTTATTTAACGCATTTATCGTTGAAACAATATGAGATTTATTAAGAGAAAAATTATAATTAAGTTCTAAAAACGAACAATAGATATTTTTTTCATCAATATTATTTATTACAACTCGTAAATTTTTTAATTCATTAGGATTTAATAAATCGTTAATTTCCTTTTTTAGTCGTTCATCTTCATCTGCTGGCGTTCGTCCTAGTAAATCATCTAGCGATACATTTAATAAATCAGCTATTTTTATTAGCATTTCTAGTTTTGGTTCTCTTTTTTGATTTTCATAAGCTGTATAAGTGTTGTATGGAACATCTAAAGCGTCAGCAAATTCCTTTGCTGTTGCATATCCCGCTCGTTCCCTATAAATTCTTAGGTTTTTATCTAAATTCATTATATTAACCTCCTCATCATAATATAATTATAATCCCTATTTTGTATTAAATCAATATATTTTTATAATACATTTTAGGGATTTACTTTAAATAATTAATGATTTATCATGATACATATAAGGGATAAAATCGATATTTATTCCCTAATAAGTATGAAGAAGGTGGAAGATGTGAAACTAGATAAAAGCAAATTAGAATTAGCTATGGCAGATAAATGTTATTCAAAAACTAGACTTGTAGCTAATGCAGGTATCTGCTATTCAAGTTTAATCAAGTTACTCAATGGCAGAATGAAATTAACGCCCCAAACACTAGGAAAAATAGCCAAAACGTTAGAGGTTAAACCAAAAGATTTATTAAAAGATGAGGACTAACCGCCAAAAAAGCAAATAAAAAAGCCCCTAGAATATCTAGGAGCTATCGAAAGGAAGTTAAAAACATGGATAATCAAAATAATTTGGTTCATATGTTCAAAAATCAAGTTGTTGTATCTAGTGTACAACTTGCAGAGCATTTTGACAAACGTCATTGTGATATTTTACGTTTACTCAACGCACTTCTGCGTTCAGCTAATAAGCAAAGGCTTTCTAAGCACTTTTTTAAGTCGAATTATAAAGATGAAACAGGCAAAAATAACACTATGTATCTAATGGATAGGGACGGATTTAGCCTGCTTGTCATGAGTTTTAAGGGTGAAAAAGCTTTAAAGTGGAAGTTAGATTTTATTGATGCCTTCAATGCTATGGAGCAAGAAATAAGAAACAATGAACATAAATTAAATACTGATTTAAAAGATAAACTATATAATACATCAATCAAGCTTGAAAAGGTAAAAATACTTCATAATAGACTTTTTGAAGAAAGTACGAACCAATCAGCGTTATTAAATGAAAAACGAGCTGAATTATTAAGATATAAAGCTTTTAGAGATTTAATAATAGCTAAACAGCTAGAAAATGACTCCGCTGGATTATCATATGACGACGTTGATGAAATCGACAATAGAATTTTCGGCGAGATAGATTAAAACTTATTAAATTATCATTCAGTGAAGTAATAGAAATTCTAAAATAAAGAAGTGATTAAATAAATGTTTTATGTACAAAACGGTATTGTAATTGATATGGCGGACTTTTTCCCATTTAATAAACATTCTATTGATGAGAAATTCCAAAGACTTCAATAAAGGATAGAAAGAGCTAAGATACTTAGAGCAAAATATAATAAAAAGAAACAAGATACCCGCCAAAAATATTCAGATTGGTGCTGACAGGATTTTTATTGAACTCTAGGAGAGTTTCTATACATGGATAATCTAATAACGATTAAAATCAAAGCTACGAGTTTTGACAGGCTCATAGATGAATTAAAGAGCTTAAAAGATATGTATTTAGACTTTAGCAATAATACAGATAATATTATAACTGGCTCATCTTTTCATATTATTGTCAAAGATTTAGAAACTTTAATAGCTAAATATGAATATAAAAAAAGCCCCTCGCACTAAGACAAGGAGCATAAAAAAATTAAAAGCAAGTAAATTTTATCATGAAAGGACTGAATTGAAAATATGGAAACTGTAAAAAGTCGATTTATAACTGCCAAAGAGATTGCTGAAGACTGCAATATATCTATTTCAAAGGCTTATGAACTTATTAGAGAAATGAATAAGGAAGTAGAAGCAATGGGCAAAATCACGCTAAAAGGCAAGATAAACCGCCATTTCTACGAGAAAAAAATAAATCCTACTGATTGATATAGCATAAAAAAATAGCCCCGTTATTGGGGCTATAAATTTATTCTGTAGTAGCTGATGAAACGCTACAACAAAACAAGGAGATGACACAATGAACAATAAATCAATACCGCCAATCTATGAAAATTTTACACAGTTAAACAATGGAGAAATTCCACAGTTTGACTATATAAAAATATATCATTCATTCTTGAAATTGAAAGCAAATGAATTAATATTGTTTTCTCTATTATATCAGGAATGCGAAGCAGATGCAGTATATAAAAAAGGATTAAATTATCTTTATAAACGGACTAATACAACTAAGCATACAGTTTTACGTTGTTTAAGTGTTCTCATTGATAGAAATTTGATTACAAAGAAGCAAGGCACGAACAGAAATCCTAGCGAATACCATATAAATTATCAAGTTTTACAGCAATATATAGACCAGTAGACAGGGGGCAGGCACAATGGCGGGTGATGCAAAAGCTAACATTAACGAAAATATTAAAAAAGCTAATATAGATTATTTAAAGTCAACAACTTTTATTAAATATTATTTGCCTTTCTTCAAATTAGGTTTAAATGCTGATGAACTTCATACATTAAACCTAATATTTAGTTTTGAAGCAGATAATAAAATATATATAGGTAGTTCAAAATATTTATGCGATATGTTAAATTACTCAAAACCTCGAGCTTTAAGAATTTTAAAAAGTTTAACCGATAAGGGTTATTTAAAAAAAGAAGCTAGCAACGGTCGAATTAATAGCATATATAAAATAAATCATATGTTCTTATATCAGCAAATTAAAAACAATGAAAATTATTCACAGTTAGCTGATAATAAACAGTTACAAAATGTTACGGTTAACAGTAATAAAATGTTACGGTTAAATAATTCTAACAGTAACGAAACGTTACCGATACAGTTACAAAATGTTACGGTTAACAGTAACGATTTATTACCCAATAAGAATATATATAAGAATAATAATAAGAATATATATGCTCATTTAGAAAATGAGCAAGTATATAATCACGAAGATGATAAACAAAAAGAAGATGATAACCATTCTTCTAATATCATAAAGCAGGATACTAAGAATAAGGCTATCAAAAAACAGAATAAAGAACTAAATGAGTTGCAGGAAAAACAGTTTGATAAGTTTTGGCAAGCATACCCGAAAAAGGTAAGCAAGAAAGAAGCTCAAAAGTCATGGAATAAAATCAATCCTTCTTTAGAGTTATTCGAGAAAATACTCAAGGCTTTAGAAATAGTCAAACAAACTGGACAATGGAATACAGACAATGGAAAATTTATTCCTTATCCTGCAACGTGGTTAAATCAAGAGCGGTGGACTGATGAAATAAAGATGATGCAGGATATTAAACCAGTGATTGAGCCAAAATTGAAAATAAAACCAGTTTATGAAAATATGTTGGAGAATGATTTTTAAAAAATGGCAAACGTTTTATAAACTGAAATATATCTGACAGTTCGAGATAAAGCCACCATGAATATTTTGTCATGTTTTCGATTGATGATATATGTATCAGATAAAAAAGGCTCAAAAAAGATTATAAGCAATAATAATAAAAATAAAGGTCGTGAAAAATTTGAATGATAAAATACCAATTAATATTGAAGCAGAACAAGCCGTATTAGGTGCAATTTTAATATCAAAAGATACATCAATGGCTATTGATGAAATAAATCTAAAAGTAGATGATTTCTACAGATCTAGTCATAGGATTATTTATAGAGCAATGTTAATGCTATTTAAAGCCAATAAGCCTATAGATAATTTAACTGTTATCGAATATCTAAATAAAACGAATGAACTCGAAAAAGCTGGCGGTATTGCATGCATAACAAGCTTAGTAAACTGTGTACCTTCAGCAAGCAATATAAAATATTATGCTGATATGGTAAAAGATACCGCCATAAGAAGGAAATATATTCAAGCGGGAGAGCAGATAAAAAACATAGCTTATAATGCTGAAAATATAGATAGTACAGTAAGTAAAACAGAGAAATTAATATTTGATATTTCAAAAGAAAATGTCTATAAGGGCGATATTATTGAACCTACTGATTTAATGATTGAATGTATGCAAGAAATAGAATATCAATATGAACATAATAAAAATGGTGTATCGGGTATTGATACGGGTTATGTAGATTTAAATAAAATCACTGGCGGATTTCAAAATTCAGATTTTATTATCATAGGTGCAAGACCAGCAATGGGGAAAACAGCTCTTGTCTTAAGCATGGCTAGTAAGATTGCAAAGAAAAATATACCTGTAGCGGTGTTTTCTTTGGAAATGTCAAAAGCCCAACTCGGTAAAAGGCTAATTAGCGGGGCAAGTTGCGTTAATTCGCAAAAAATATCTACTGGTCGCTTAGATGAAAACGAATGGCAAAGAGTTATAAAAGCTACTGATATATTATCTAAAAGACCAATCTATATTGAAGATAGTGCAGAGATTAATATTTTGCAGTTGCGAAGTAAAGCAAGGCAATTAAAAAGACAAAAGGATATAAAACTTATTATCATAGACTATTTACAATTATTAGCATCTGAAAGAAAAAGAGATAATAAAGTTCAAGAAGTGTCTGATATATCAAGACAGTTAAAGATTTTAGCCAAAGAATTAAATATTCCAGTGATTGCCTTAGCTCAATTAAGTCGAAGCGTAGAAGCTAGACAAGATAAAAGACCTATGTTATCGGATTTAAGGGAGTCAGGCTCAATTGAACAAGATGCGGATATAGTCATGTTCTTATATCGTGATGAATATTATAATGCTAATACAAATAATAAAAATTTAGCTGAATTGATAATATCTAAACATAGAAACGGCTCAACGGGCAAAGTAAATTTATATTATCATCATGATTATTGTTTTTTTGATGATTGTATTATGGATATTTAAAAATTGGCATAATATCACTAATAAAATAAGATTAGAGGGTTTATATAAATGACTGATGTAATAATTTTTCACACTGATGAACAAGGTAATAAAACAGCTTGTATAATGTCAAATAGTAATACAGCTTTTGATGATTTATTTGAATTTATAAAAGATGATAATTTTAAAATGATTAAAACCAAATTGAATGAAAAAGCATATAAAGCGTTTATTAGCCAACATTGTGAAAATTAGTTGATGAGGATATAAAAATGATAAATGTAGCAATTTTTAACGATAACGGAAAAGAAAAAGAATTAATCTTATTAGGTGTAAAAGGTAGAAATGTATTTGATGATATAGAACAATTTAAAAATCAAAATTATAAAGTCAAAATTAGTACAGTAAGTAAAGAGTCTTTAAAAGCATTTCTAAAAGCAAATATATAATATAAAACGAAGGGCATTAGCTCGCTATATATGGCGGTGCTAGTGCCTTTTTATTTGTCTATGTATAATAATATCATTGAGGTGATTTTTATGACTAATATAGACCAGCTAGATAAAATCTTACAGAGTCTTAGTACAGAATTACAAAAGAACAAGGAAATAGAAGATTTAAAACAAATAGATGATAAATTTATGGAAAATGTTATATTAGATTTAAATAGTGAATTAAGTAAAATGTAGGGCTTTTATTAATCTTAAAGATAGGAGCGTTTATAATGAATATAGCTAAAAAATATCTTGAACAGGCATATATTGGATATCATAGAATAATATGTTATGACTTAATGATAAAGGGCATACAAGAGGATTTATCTAAGTTTAACAATGATAAAATTATTATACCTAGATTAAAAGCTGAACTAATAAGCTATGAAAAACAAAGAAGATATTGGCTAAATAAAAGAATAGAATTAAAACAGTTTATTATAAATTTAAATATTAAAGATAAAATAAAACAAGTTCTAATACTTAGATTTATTGAGTTAAAGAAAAGACGTGAAATAAGTGATATATTACATTATTCATTATCATATATTGATAGATTATTAAAACGAGGCTTATTTTTTATTGATGAAAAACTAAAATCTAGTAGTCAAAAAGTTGTCATTTAGTTGTCAGTTTTAACAATAAAAGGTTGCAAAAAGATTACAACTAAAACTATTGAAAATAAGACGTTTTTTATAATTTGATAGTCTAGAAAAACCTAGAATAATGAACATATAAACAGATTTATTGGCGGTCAAATAATGATATGAAATGTACCCCAAAGGTGCATCTTAAACAAAACAAAAAATGTCCAAAACAAAACGAAAAAGGTCCCAAAAAGGTACTGAAACAAAACAACCTAAAACGAATATGAAAAACCGCCATAAGCCTTGATAATAAAAGGTTTATATGTATTGGAAAAGGTTCAAAAATTATATAAAAAGGTTTAAAAAAATGATACGAAACAAAACGAAAATTGAACCTTTTTTTCAACTCTAATTAAGGCTTTAAAAGATATGTAAAAATTATATAAGCGTTCATCAGAGTGAGTCTATTTTATAGATATTACAAAAGCTAGTAATTTTATAAAATGGTCATGAGGAATATTATAAAAATAGGTGATTTTGTAATAACTAAGAATATCGCCAAAGATGATGACTATTTCTGTAAAATAAAAAAAGCTGGTGCAGTCATTTAAAACTACATCAGCTTTTAAGATAATGAGATTATTTATAGTATATATCGTATCATTTTAACTTTGGTATCAATCAATGAAAAATTTAAATTAATGGTGGCTCAATATTACTATGTTAATTGATGATGCACATATTTTACCAGCTAATTTTTTATAAAATCTTAATAACTACTGTGATTACTAACTTTATAGATTTATAACCAATATTTGCCATTTGCTGGTAAATCTTTTTAAAGTCTTGCAATATTAATAGTTTATAACTATAATGTAATTAATAAATCCTAATAACATTAGGGATAAATATCAACAGGTGCTGTACGAAAACAATTTTTTAGAAAATCCATTTAGAGAATACATATTAGATAAATATCAACAGGTGCTGTACGAAAACGCAGGAATATTTTCTTTTATTCTTTGTAAAATACCAGATAAATATCAACAGGTGCTGTACGAAAACTTAGGTGTTCATGCTTCTAATCCTATGCACCAATTGATAAATATCAACAGGTGCTGTACGAAAACGC